CGATCGTCCAGGGTGCCGCAGTCCGCGCCGACGAGAACAATGAACCGTGCCCCCAAGTAGGCCGCGAAATGCATCCCCATATGAAGCGACGTCGGCCCGCAGACAAGGTGATCGTCATGGGTTGGCCAGTGCTCCGCCGTGTCGAACGACGAGTACATCTGCGGATTCGTCTCGACAAAATAGACGTTCGCCTGATCGGGTCGTGTCTTCGCCGGATACCCGATGCCCTGCTCGACCATCGGCACGATCACCGGGAGATCCGGCCGAGCGTCCGCAAGAATGTGCGCGTCTAGGTGGTAGTGGGTCACGCTGTAGAACTGGTCAAGGCCGAGAGCCTCCCCGGCCCGGTTGATACACACGACGAGCTTGTCATCGAGGAACCCAGCCGGAAGATGGTTGAGGGTCGCACCCGAGCCGACGACGTAGATCGTGTCGCCCGCGTGCCGACCCCTGAAGTCCGTGTACTGCTCAGCCATCAATCCCACGAGTTGACCCTCCGTCGCTCTAGACTCCAGCCGCCCGGCCCCGGATTCGACCGCTTGTGATTCATGTACTCCGCGTTGCTCGCATACGTCCGGTTGTTGATCTCTCCGAAGTATCCGATCGTCGACGAGTTGTGATGCACGATAGGAATCGTCGACCGGCGCACCTTCACACCCTCCACCGCACATCTGAGTTCCAGATCGTTATCTTCGAAGTAGGCTGGATGGAATCCCTCGTCGAACAGGCCGACACGCTGCACGACATCCTCCCCGACCGCGAACGCACAGTACGGCTGCGGTGACTGGGCGAGGAGCACATCCTCACCGGTCGCCTGCTCCGCGAACGCACGCAGCGAACCCTCCGGCCACTCGACATCAAAGTTCGTTATCAGCCACCACGGGGCGAACGGTGCCGCCTTAATCCCAAGATTCCATGACCCCGCGACCCCAAGGTTCGCGGGCATCTTGATGACCTTTGTCGACTGGACGTGCTCCACCGGCCAGCCGGTGTTCGTGATGAGGCAGTCCCCGTTGTCGATGATGATGAGTTTCTTCACCGGGTAGTCGATCGTGTCGAGCATCCGGGACAGGATCTCCGGCCCCCGGAGGATCGGAACAATCATGCATGGGATCACCGGAGTGCCTCCATCGCAGGAAGCCAATAATTATTGAACACGAAATCAGCCCCGTACTGGCTGGCGAAGTCCTGGGCGACCTGCGACCGTTCACGGCCACGAGCATATGCCGCTTCCATCGCCTCGATGATCGACGGCACCGACGGGGTGACCATCCACGCGGTCTGCATCGCATCCCACCACGGCTGACCCTCCACAAGCCACCCATCACCGAGCAACTCCGGCGAGGCTGTCGTATTGGTGCATATGACGGGCGTGCCGCACGCCTGCGCCTCCACTTGTGGAATCCCGAAACCCTCACCCATCGAAGGGATCAGGAGGCAGTCCATCGCCGTGTAGATCGCTGCCAGGAGATCATTCCCGACGCCGCTGCGGAACACGTACTGGTCGACGAACCGCAACTGGTCCGTCTTCAGGTCGCACGCGGCCGCCAGCTCTAGCAGATTGATCCCCGACATCGCGCCCCGATCCTCCGTGTGGACGTAGAGGACGGCGTCAGGGTGATGCTTCGCGAACATCGCGAACGCTAGGAACGTCTCCGGGAACGACTTCCGATTCGGCACCATGCCCTTGTTCGCGCTGACCATCCCGAACACGAACCGATCCTCGCCGACGTCCATGAACTCGCGGCCCGTCAACGTGTTGCCGCTCGCCGTGATGCTCGCCGTCGGCTTGAAGATCGGGTCGATACCGTGCGGGACATAGATCGAGTCGATGCCAGCGTTCCCGAGCATCGCTTCACCGAACCGCGACATCGCGAGCGGGGTCACATTCTTTCGACCGCACCACGCCGCGACCTTCGGCGGTACAGGAGTGTGATCGATCGGCACCCATGATGCGATTTGTGGGATCGAGTCCCACTGCGGCCCACCAAAAACATACACGTCGTAGAGGGTGACGAGGAGGGGGTCGAGGTCGGGGTTCTCATGCGCCCACGCCTGAAAGTGCGCCGGAACGACATCGTTGGAGTGAATATCGAACCCGCGTGGATACTGCCGGATTCCGTGCCAGTCGAGGGTCGTGCCCTCTAGGCCGTGATTCGAGGCTACGGCCAGCCGGTGCCCTGCGGCTTGCAGCCGGGTGATCACTTGCGCTGTCTGGCCACCGTAACCGGATCGCGCCCAAGGACTGTTCGAGTTCCAGAGGATCGCCCGGCTCGCCGAGCGTGGTGCCTTCCGTTTCTTCTGAGCCATCCGCAGGATGCCCTCTCTGTTCGCAGGTGCCCGACGGCCGGCCCAATACCTGCGGGAAAGGGCCGACCGTCGGGGTCTAAAGGGTGAATCAGGTTGCAGCGCCCACGAAGTGCTTCACGTGGGAGGTCTGCGGGAGGTCACCGTCGACCCGGAACGTGCAGCGGAACGTCACGAGATCCGCAGAGAACGCGAAGTCATCGGAACGATCCAGCCGGATGCCGCCAACGGTGCGGACGTAGTACGACGGGAAGTGCCCCGCGATAACAGACTTCGCGGACGCACCGATCGCAGCCATTGCGGGGTTCTCGTACAGCGGGACACCGAGAACACGATCCGGGGTGGACTCGCTCATCGAGGGCTGGAAGACGAAGTTGCCCGCGCCATCCTTCAGCACCCGCATCGCAGCGATCGAGGAACCCTTCGCCATGAACCCGATGCCGGGAAGCGCACGCGCCGCCGGATCGAGCGAGTAGTACAGGCTGACGAGGTTCTCGTACGTGAACCCGCCAGTCGTAGCAAGACCAGTGCCACCGATAAGCGCGGACCCGGATGCAGTGACCACACCGTTGGGCTCCACCGTGTCGGTCCCAGTCGTGAGGGCCTGATTGACCACCACGCCCAATGCGTTCCCCGCATTCATGGCGAGCAGATCAATGATGTTAACCCCTGAATCTTCGAGCAGCTCGCGGCTGATCTGGGTGAGAAACCCGTACTTGAATGCCCCGAGGGTGACGAACCCAGACCCGAATGCGGGATCGGACTCGCCGAGGGTCGCAGCCTGCGCGTTGACAGTCCCGGTGCTATAGGCGCTCAATCTTGGAATTTGTAAACTTTCTCCCCCTGTTGTGTTGAGAGTCGTCGCCACTGAGAGCATCGGACCAACCGCACGCGCAAGCATGATCACCTGATCATAAAAATTCGTTGGAACTGGTGCGCCACCGGTCGACGTCAGGAGGTCTCTGCGCTGATATCCGAACTCTGCGGATCGGATCTCGCCACGAGCAAGCGACCGAATCGTCTCAACGTCATTCGACGGCTTCACGACCTGTCCGACGGGGCGAATCTGATCCTCAGCGCCTTCCTGCGACGCACGGACCTCAGCCTCATGAGCCGACATCCGCTTCAGTTCCTCGATCATCGTCGAACGCCGCGAGAACTCCTCCGTCGTGCGATCGAACGTGACCTTCTCGTCGACGGTCATTGCGCGATCCTCGGTGGCGCAGAGATCGACGATCGCCTTCGCGGCTTCGAGATCCTTCGCCCGTGCCTCGTACTGGGCTTTCAGAACGTCCATGACTTGCCTTCCTAGTTGAGTGGGTTGCCGCAGGTGTTCACTAGTGCGGCTCCGCACTCAACCAGGACACGGCTCACGTGGCCCGGCAATAACCGGATGCTACCTCAGACCTGCATCTCCATCAAGGCTAGGAGCTGCTTCGCGACGATCAACGAATTGTCGGGCTTGATGTCCTTCGGTGCGAGCTGGTCGACGACCCCGCGAATGAGGTCCGCTTGCGCCGCATCCAACTCCTCACCCGACTCCAACGTCACCAGCGCGGCCGCGAGAGACACCTCGTCGACTGCGACCCGCGCCGCGAGCTTCCGCACCGATGCCGTCGTCGCCGCATACGCCGGCTGACCCGTCACCACTGACACTTCGTGCAGCCGGACCTCGGTGAGGGTGCGACGCGAGCCATCCGGCGACCAGGTGTCGCCACCGCGAGGAACACTGAATCCGAACGACATCGAGTCGACGATCCGCTGCTCCAACAGGATGCTCATGTTCTTGCCGTCGGTCGTCATCGGAAGGTCCGCCTCCGCGAGCAACCCCTTCGAGTCCTCCTGCAACCGAAGCGTCCCCGACCGAGTGGACGCGAGGAGTTGCGAATCGTTGTGGTTGACGTACATCCTGATGTTGTTGCGGCTCTTGAGCGTGCGGGCGAATGCGCCCGGCTTGATCTGCTCAATGAACGGCAGCGGCTCCGAATCGCTATTGAACACCGCCGCGTACCCCTTGAACGTCATCTTCTCGCCGACTGCACGGATCTCCATGTCGTCGACGAAGTGTGCGCGTGTCTCCATGACTGTTGTCGCCTTCCTCGTGGCCGGCGGAAGCTCGCCGACGTTCACCGCCTTGATACCGAGCGCCCGATACATCCGACGCATCGACGCATTGTTGTCGATCGCGAGCACGACGTCATACTCCTCTAGAAGCCGCTGCGCAGTCT